CGGAACAATCGAAGGTAAAAGAGCATTTTTCTATTTGGAAAAATCATACAACTTCGCAGTTAGACAAAGAGCATTAGGTTTAGGTGTTTTGGGATGGCACTCACTTCTTCAATCAAAAGGATTACCATTTGATAGTAGAGATACTGCAAGATTGAATGTTGAGGTATTTAAATTGATTAAAGATAAATCATACAAAGCATCTGCTGAGTTGGCTAAAATTTTTGGTGAACCAGAAACGCTTGTTGGTTATGGTAGACGAAATGTTACTTTGAATGCTATTGCTCCTACAACATCTTCAGCATTTATTTTGGGTCAGGTTTCACAATCTATCGAACCAATTTGGTCTAACTGTTATGTTAAAGACGTGGCTAAGTTAAAAGTTACAATTAAGAATCCGGTATTAAAGAAGTTGTTGAGTGAATTGAAGAAAGATAACAAAACAACTTGGGATAGTATTAAGAAACATGACGGTTCAGTACAACATTTGGATTTCTTAACGGACGAACAAAAAGAGGTATTTAGAACATTTGCTGAGGTTAACCAAGCTTCAATTATTAACCAAGCAGCAATCAGACAGGATTATATTGACCAAGCTCAATCATTAAATCTTATGATTTCACCTGACATGCCAACTAAGGATGTTAACAAACTTCTTATAGACGCATGGCAATTAGGTGTTAAGACATTATACTATCAACACTCGATGAATTCGGCTCAAGCATTTGCTAGAAAAAAGTTAAACTTGAACGACCTTCAGTGTGTGGCTTGTGAAGGATAATTGTTAAAAATAACATTTTATTGAAATAAAGAGGACTTCGGTCCTCTTTTTTTTATAATTTATTGTAGTAATATATTTATGAGTAATGGCAGATGGTTTTACATATGGTATAAACTTCCCTTTTAGAGATAGTTTACAGGGTAAGTACTTATCACTTTCACAGAGTAGTGTTGAAGAGATAAGAACTGACCTTTTGCATTTAATATTAACTAGAAAAGGTAGTAGGTATTATTTACCTGACTTTGGTACTAGAATATATGAATTTATATTTGAACCAATGGACGGACCAACATTTGAGGCAATAAAGTCAGATATAAGAGAAGCGGTTGATAAGTATATTCCAAACTTAACAATCAAAGATATAACATTAACACCATACTTGGATGATTTAGATGCTCAAGGAGAATTAAATTATGAAAAATTAGGTGGTGCTGTTTATAGAATACCTGGAAAAGGTACGGAAGAATATACCGCTAAATTAAGAATAGATTATTCGGTTGACGATAAAGCATTTGAGACCAGAGATTTCGTAATTATCAATATTTAATAGTAATGGCAAATAATAGAATATCATATACTGAAAGAGATTTTGAAGGTTTAAGACAAGACCTAATAAATTATACAAGACAATATTACCCTGAACTCATTGATAACTTTAATGATGCATCAGTATTTTCTGTATTTTTAGATTTAAACGCAGCCATTGGTGATAACTTACACTATCACATGGACCGTAGTATTCAAGAAACGGTTTTACAATATGCTCAACAACGTTCATCTGTATATAACATTGCAAGAACATATGGATTAAAGATTCCCGGATATAGACCATCAGTGGCTATGGTTGATTTTTCTATTACAGTTCCTGCTTATGGTGATAAAGAAGATGCGAGATATTTGGGTATCCTAAGAGCAGGTTCTCAAGTAGTTGGTGGGGGTCAGACATTTGAAAATGTATATGACATTGACTTTGCATCACAATACAACCAAAACGGATTCCCTAATAGAATTAAAATTCCAAACTTTGATGCTAATAACAAACTTATAAATTACACGATTACTAAAAGAGAAACGGTAGTTAATGGTATTACTAAAGTTTTTAAACAAATTATTAATCCAAATGATGTAATTCCTTTCTACGAAATCTTTTTACCTGAAAGAAATGTTTTAGGTATTACATCTGTTATACAGAAAGATGGTACAAACTATCAAGCAACACCAACATATAATGAATTTATTAGTTCACCAAACAAATGGTACGAAGTGGATGCTTTAGCCGAATCAAAAGTGTTTATCGAAGACCCAACAAAACCTGCGGATTCAACAGGAGTTAAAGTTGGTCGATGGTTAGAAACAGATACTAGATTTATTTCAGAATATACTCCTGAGGGATTTTTAAAATTAACGTTTGGTGGTGGTACAACTACACCTGACCAACAATTGGCTCAATTTGCTCAGACAGGTATTCCTATGAGAATACAAGATTACCAAAATAATATAGGTTTAGGTTTAACTGTTAGAGCAAACACAACTTTATTTATTCAATATAGAATTGGAGGAGGTACGGCATCAAATATTGGTGTTAATGCTATTAACCAATTAGGTACAGTTAACTTCTCAGTAAATGGTCCTTCAGATAATATAAACCAAACAGTTATAAATTCACTTACGGTAAATAACGTTACAGCGGCTGTTGGTGGGGCAAATCAACCAACAACTGAGGAAGTGAGAAACATGGTAGGTTTTAACTTCGCGGCACAAAAGAGGGCTGTTACAGTAAATGACTATCAATCATTAATAAGTTTAATGCCAGGAAAATTTGGAGCACCTGCTAAAGTCAGTGTTACTGAAAATAACAATAAGATTTATGTACAAATGTTATCATATGATTCTAATGGTCAATTAACACAAGTTGTATCGAACACTTTAAAAAATAATGTCGCAACATACTTGTCTAACTACAGAATGATTAATGATTATGTAGAAATAGGAAGTGCACAAGTTATTGATTTAGAATTTGACTTGTCAGTTGTATTTGATTCAACACAAAATCAGGGTCAGGTTATTACTGAAATAGTTAATCAGTTATCACAATATATGAGTTCATTAAATCGTGAAATGGGTCAAAATGTTAACGTATCTGAAATTAGAAGAATAATACAAAATATATCAGGAGTAATATCACTTTCAGATATTTCAATCTTTAATAAAACTGGTGGAGAATATTCATCTTCACAAACGTCACAAAGATACTCAAACGCTGCAACTAAACAGATAGAACTTATTGATGACACTATCTTTGCTGAGCCAAATCAAATTTATCAAATAAGGTTCCCTAATAAAGATATTAAAGTTAGGGTTAAAGATTTTAAATCTGTCTCTTTCTCATAAGACAGTTTACATCCACCAATCAAGTTTTATTTTTAAAAATGGATAAATAAGTATTTATCTTAAAAGTAAAATATGCCCAAGTCGTATAGAATTAGAACACAACCTGGTGTCGATAAAAATATTAGAGTTGAGATAAATCAAGATTTTGATTTTTTAGAGATACTGTCTTTAAAATTAAGACAGGAAGATGTCTATACAAGATTCTGTGCTGATTATGGTGTGGTTGTAGGTAGAGTTATTACCAATGGTGGGTATGGTATTCCAAATGCTAAAATTTCAGTATTTGTACCTTTAGACAGTGTGGATGAAAATGACCCAATAATTTCAACATTATATCCATATAGAAATTTAGGTCAAAAGAATGAAGATGGTTATAGATATAATCTTTTGCCTTATGAACAATCATATCAAGGACACACACCAACAGGAACATTCCCAACTGAGGATGATATCTTAACAAGACAAGAAGTTTTAGAGGTATATGAAAAATACTACAAATATACGGTAAAAACAAACGAGTCAGGTGACTTTATGATTATTGGTGTTCCTCTTGGAATGCAAAAAGTAGTAATGGACCTTGACCTTTCAGATATGGGTTGTTTCTCATTAAGACCATCCGATTTAATTAGAATGGGTCTTGCTAGTGAAACTCAAGTGGCAGGTCAGGAGTTTAGAGCGTCAACTGACTTATTTACACTACCTCAAATTGTTAATGGTATTAAAGATGCTGACGTTGCATCATTTTGGGGGCAAGAAGACCTTTGTACTATAGGAATCACAAGAGTTGATTTTGACTTAAGAGATTACGGAATTTCAATTCAACCACACGCGGTTTTCATGGGTTCTCTTTTTTCAACTCCTGATGAAGATTCAATTAGAGAAGGTTGTGGTTTAAAAAATGAATATGGTAGATTATGTCAGTTAACAACAGGACCGGGTCAAATCTTAAGTATTAGACAAACAATTGGTGTTGATGCTGATGGTAGACCTGTACTTGAAGAATATAAACTTGAAAATGGTGGAAATGTTATTGATAGTGACGGTGCTTGGTTAATTGAATTACCAATGAATTTAGATTATGTTGTTACAAATGAATTTGGTGAACAAGTATTATCTAATGACCCATCTGTTGGTGTTCCAACAAGTTCAAAATATCGTTTTAAAATAAAATGGCAAAACGAAGGAGGTCTTCAAAATGAAGTTCAAAGGGCTAATTACTTAGTACCAAATATTAAAGAATATTATGGGTCTGGTATAGATACAAATGCCTCTTATGCATTCTCACTCGATTGGAATGACTACGGTGATAAATTATTTAATTCGCAAACTTTATCTGCTGTTGGTAAAATTATGGTTGACGAGGCGATAAATTGTGAAGACCGTTTTTATGAATTTCATTATAATAAAGTTTATACTATTTCATCACATGTTGACCGATTTAAATTTGGTTTTGGTGATAAAAAACACATTGGTATAAAAAACATTGATGATTCAATATGTAAAAATAGTACTAATAAGTTTCCTGTTAATGACGGTGAGCAAAATTCAGGTGGTATATTCCTACTTGATGTTATAATGTTTATAATAAGGGCAATCTCAATACCTTTATTGATTGTCTTACATGCGGTTTTTCTTAGTATGACTATTATAATATCCATTTTAAATGCGATATTTTCAGTATTAAGATGGTTCGGTCTTGACTCACCACTATTTCAACCAATCGCAATGCCTACATTTAACTTACCAATGATATCATATCCTGATTGTGAAAATTGTAATTGTAGTGAATCGTATAATGTACCACCAAATTCAGGGGTTCAACAAGCAGGTGCTAATTTATCTGTTTTAGGTAATATAAGTGATAGAGGATATTTTTCTAATTATGCTCCAACAAACGATGAAGATTTTAATAAAAAATTAAGATGGTTATTATCTGGAAATGAACTTGCTAATAATGAATTAGAAAGAGTGCCATATTTTAATTATGGTTCAGGAGATTGGGGAGCAGCAAAAACACCTAATTTGGCACAAAAAGTAAATTTAGCCAACCAAAGACAGAGATATTTTAGAACTCAACAATTTCAGTATTATATGGGACTGGGTAGTAGTCAGGGTGAGGCAAATATCATTCGAACTACCGTTAAAAATACAATTCCAAATACAACAACCGTTCAATATTCGGACCCATTATATGATAATGTAATGATATTGTTATGTGACCCAGGAACTTTACAATCGTATGGTGTTGGTAGTATAATTACGTTCAGTGATGTAAGTAAACTAGATGACCCAAACATTACAGGTAATACTATAAATCAGTTTTCTAATAATGCAACTACAGGTACTAGTCAATATAATAGTTCTGCCTTAATTAACGTACCTGTAACTAATATTAAACCTAATGGGTCTGTTGTAACCGCGAATGTAAAAATATTATCTAATGAAAGTTCTGAAAAATATTTTAATTTTAAAACAGGTGTTGAATATTTTCAGATTATTACTGGTTCTACAATTAATAGTTGGAAAACAATTATTGGTGGTTCTTCTGTAAGTTTATTAAAAAATCATACTTACGGATACCAACAACAGTTAGAGTACAACAAAGGAACTATAAGTAATACTCAGGTTACTGTAACACCAATGGAACAAGTTCCTGACTACTTAGAATATGAAATTATTTTATTAACAAGAGGTGTTGACCCATTTACACAAAGACAAAATATTGAATATGATTTATCTCCATTATTTGGTAGACAATTTGGTAATATTAAAGTGGAGGGTTCTTATTACTTAAACATCCCGATGCAACAGACATCACCATCCTCAACATCTACAAACACATGGAGAACATCTTGGTTAACACCTGAAAGTCATAATATTGCAGATAATAACAATACAGTTTTATTCCACCCTTCTTTTACATTTACACCATCACCATCTAAATTTATTCCTTTTTATAGTAAGGAATTACTCAGATATTCTAGATTAGATAAGAGTAGTCAGTATTTCACTGCTTTACCAAATGACCAACCTGAATATCCAAAAACATATACTTTAAATGGATTTACACAAGAGAGTTGGGATAGACCTAATGGTACTAACTATCTAACTCAACAAGGATTTATTGAGGGAGCGGCATTACAATCCTTAAATGGTATTGCTAAAAATAAAAAGGGTAGAATATATAGTCCTGTTTATTATAATGGAACAACAGTATATAACGGTTCAAATGGTATACAATTATCAAATAGCTATAGAATAATCTTTAGAAGTGATAGATTACCAACATCCGACCAAGTAGAAAATTTTAGAAATTCTAGTTACTTATTACATCAAAACCAAAAATTTGCGATGTATGCTTTAAGTGATGTAGGTGATATAACTTATCAACCACAAGTGGATTTTGGTACAAACAATACTACAACTTCACAAGATTTTACAGGACAAACCACGAGTCAGTTTAATAATGTAGTAACATCTATGTCTTGTAATGGTATGGTAAGATTAAGTGCGTATCAGGGTTATGGTAAAAATTTAACTATAGATGAAAATAAGAATGAGGATGCATTTGGGAGAAAACACGTTGAAAACGGATGTTACCAATTAGTTAAGATTCCATTTGTTGATTTGGTTGATGGTACTGATATTTCTTTATTCTTGGAGTGGTATTCAAGATATAGAATGATGGCCGCAGTTTGTAATGGGGCACTTGCTCAAATGTTCCAAAACAATTGGGTAAATGGTACTTTGTATATGCCATCATTTGATAAAGGTGCGGTGTTTGACACTAATAATGAAGTTAGTCATTACACATATTGTGGAAACCCTGAAAATTTATTAACTGGTGGGGCGGGACCAATACATTTTAATACTGAATCAAACAATTTTTACTATAAGTCAACAAGATTTGATAATAACAGTGATAGATTTGTCGGACAAGAAAAATATAAATTCCCAATCATTAATTTATCATACCCTGCGGTTAATGATAGAAATCTATGGTTCCCAACTACAATTATGGATTTAGGTCCAAGAGACCAATTTACAAAACAAATTTGTTTTGACCCTAATTTTGAAGGTTATTTAGTGGATACATTAAAAACGACATCATATAGTGATACTAGCGATATTGTTAATATGTTTATTTTATCTAGATTATCAAATTCGACTTGGTTAGGTAGGTTATTTAATGCGGGTAATTCATCAATCAATGCATTATTTAGTAGAGATGGTGATAGGGTTGACGGTGACGTTGCTCAATTATTTAGTATTAATTCTGAGTTTGGTGTTGTACCATTTTTAGGTACAAATTATAGTGATGATAAATTATATGTTGGTCAAGATAGTAAATCTGATGGTCCTGTTTTAGGTATTTTCTTTGATAGTAATAGAGAACTTAGACAATTACTATCACCAGGAAAAACACCATATACGGTGTTTGGATATCCTAAAACACAGGTAGTACCATTTTATAGATGGCAAGTTGAGTCAACAACAAGTATATTTGGTAATGAAGATAATAATTGGCTCACTGGTACGCCAATAGTTTCATCAAAGTATCAAAAATTAGATTTCGATAATTCACCATATTTTAAAGTAACTAACGGTCAAAATTTAGGTTACATCTATAATAGAGGACCTAATGGAAATCCTTTGGAAAGTTGGCCAGGATTACAAGACATTTATTTCTTAGAAGGTGCACCATACCATTTTTATTTTGGATTAAAAAGAGGTAAATCGGCCATGAATAGATTTATTACTAAGTATATTATATAATGGGTAATCAAAATGAAATAATTTACATACCTGGTTCAAAAAGGTTTAAGGGTAATTCGGATAAAGATATGCTTATTCAAGTACCTTTTAAATCTACGCAATTAAACTATACTCAAGGAGATAGGACGGTTTTATTAAATTTAGCTCAAAGATTTGATGATGAGAGACAACAAAGTAATAGAATTAGAGTTTCGGGTAAAATTACAAATATTATAAATAATAGTATTAGTGGTCGTACAAATTATAATCCTTTTAAAAATGAATTATATTATTTAGACCCCGAAAGTTCAGTAATAAATAATGTTTGGCAGGGATACCCACAGTATAAAGAATTTACATTTGTAAGAGAACAAGGTATTTCAGGACATACTACTTTTGTCCCAAAAAGTGCGTCATCGTATAATTGGAGTGTTTATCTTTCATATCCGTATAGTAGTGATACAACACAGAGAATTTCTTATACTAATTCAAGGTTTAATGTTGCGGTTCCTGAATCTGTTGTTTCAGATGGTATTCCTTTTGTTATTCAACAAAGAAATGTTAATGGTAAACCATTAATTACTTTTTATTGTGCTATGAACCATAATCTTTCTATTGGTGAATATGTGCAATTAAATTTTTCTGTAAATGGAAAAGACAAATTTGCGGTTTTCTCTCTTGGAGATGATTACCACAATTCTGAATTTAGAGTATTTTCAATTTACGATGTTGGATATAATTCAACCAATTTTTTGTCTGATAGTACGGGAACATTTAAAAGAATTATTGATTTAAAAAATAGTGGTGAAACAACATCCAAATATTATGTTAGATTACATAAGATACTGACAGATGCTGATGATTTAGATTTAGTTAAGGGTGGCTTTGAAAATACATCTTTTACAACTAGAAGGAAATTAGAATATAGTGGATTAACACCGAACAAAGTTGAAAGAATTTCATATAAACAAGGAAACCAAGTTTTTACTTACTCATTTGATAAGGATATTGATATTACAGGTTTAGTTGATAATAATTTAAAACCTCTAACTAATCTATTTGTGACAATATTAAATAAAGGTTATATGGGTTGGTTTAATAAACCATATAATCCAAGTACAAATAATAGTGCAATTGATATTGGTTGGGAATTTAATTTTGATTCAGTAAATGAAGATACTTGGTGGTCTCACGATTCTTTAAAAAATAAAGATAATATACCTGTCGATAGTTATACCATCGGTAGTGATACATTTTACTACAACAAAGATTTAAAAATTGGTGATGTTATTAAGGGAGATATATGTGAGTGGAATGATTACGAACAAAAGGAAACTGTATTATCCCCAATTAATCACAAATATAGTTTTAATCCATTATTATTCCAAGATAATAGTTCATTAACATTACCATCGGGATATTGTTATAAACCTCATTATGATGTACCAATAAAGATGTTTTCAGATTATGTTGAAACAGGGAATAAGAATGAGGTTGATGGTATACCTACCTATTCTTTTTATTCTCAGAATGATAGAGAATGGAGATGGAGAGATTTGTACCCATATGGTTATATAGACAGTGATGGTATTGGGGTGGATAGTCCTTTTATTAATAACTCACATTATCCATTTAGACAAATATTGTTTTTACAAACACCTGTACTAAGAAACACCGAAGGTATTTATTACCAAGATATAAACCAAGCAATAATTGATAACTGTGAATAATAATTATCGTATAACATTATCACCAACAACACAACAAATCAATATACCCATTGTTTTAGAATTTGACAATTTAGGTAAAGAACAAGGATTTGTTGAGTATGAAGATTATGCGATAAATCAAGTAATTAATCCTGTACAAGATTTTGAAGTTACAAGATTTCCACATTCATTTTGGGATGGGTCTGATGTTAAAACCGATATTAATTATACATTTTATTTTTATGATAATAATTCAATTAATGTTACGGGTACTACCAACTGTAACCTATGGACTAATTCATATCAAAATGAAGGATTTACTCCTGATGAAATATACTACTTTGCAAACTCCTTTAAAAACAGTTTTTTCAAGTTAGATTTTTATGATACAAAAAGTAGTGAAAGTCAAAAAAATTATTTTACCGTTGTAATTCCAACACAACAAGGTCTTACTGAAACAGCTCAATTAGGTGTAACAAACAAACCGACAACTGTTAATATAAAGAAACCTGAATATGTTTTAGATTATATTGGTGATAAAGAAGGATTTTTCATGTATTGGTTAAAGAATACCGATTATTTGGATATTTCTGAATTTTACATGAGTGCCAAATTTTATAATGGAAAAACTGGTGAATTTGTTAGAATGATGAACGAATGTCAGGGTACTATGCCTGATAAATTCAATTTTAATAAGGACAACAAGTTTTATTATAAGTGTATTTTGGACTACCAAAATTACGAATATAAAATTTACTACGAAGACCCTCAGGGTAATTTAACGAGGGTAGGGACCACAACACCCATAAAATGGTATGAATATGTTAACCCATAATGGAAACTCAAGAATATTATATTAGAATATCACCTGAAGTATTAAGTACTGATATTGTTCAAGAAACATTCAGTGGAAATACTTTTGGAGTTTATTCAGGAATGTCCGAAATACTAAGTGGTGGTACGGGGGGTACTAGTTTACTGACTGGTCTTACTATACCTATTTTGTTTACTGAAACCTTTAATGATATGGGTTACTTTAGTCCATTTGACGGGTTAATGTTACAATATGATGCTATTACTAATTTCTTGTATTCTGCAACTACAGCCAACAAATATAATATAACTGTTTATAATACTTCTGAACAATTTATAGGATTAAATCAATTTTCGTCATATCAAATTGATTGGGGAGACGGTTCTAATATTGAGTCCTTCTCATTATCAAGTATAACACACAATTATAATACAAACCCTTCTAATTATTATATTAAATTAACCCAAACAAACCCGTGGGGTGTGGTAAACATCACAAAACCAATTAGTTTACCTATTACAGGTGTTACTGTAAATAATTTAGATGGTGAGATAACTTTCTCATCTGATAGTGGTAATTGGACAGGAACATCATCAACGTATAAATTTTTATTTAGTGGGGATTCAGAAAATACTGTTGAAGCTCAAGTAACCTCGGCAAATATGACGGTTCCTTATTTGGTTACAGGATTTACAAAATCTAAATTAACTGATTTAAAAACATATGGAAAAAATCCGTATGACCCTTCAGTTATAATTTATCAAGATGGTCAACAATATGGTAGAGTCCTTACAATAGGTGTTGATTATACATCGTATACAATTAATGATATAACCTACTATGATTACAATAATGGTAGAACTTTATTTTTATTTAATTCTTCAGGTTTTACTGCAAATGACTTAATTGCGGTACCACTTACAAAAGAAGAAAATTTATTAGACGTTGCAATGCAACCAGAAATACAATCACAAATATTTATTGAAAGAGGTAAGAATTCAGCATATGAAGGACTACAGAGGCTTGGAGAAGTCGATAATCTTGGAGACCTTGTCCGTTATGGATATGGTTTCTACAACATAAACGAATAAAAAAAATGGCGTTAGGAACATACGGAACAACAAGACCAGCAGACATGTCTCCTGAAGATGTGGAAATTATCCTTAATTACACACCCTCAAGAGACGTAACCGAGAATTTTATTTTAAAGAAATTAGATGCTGCCAGTATCCTCAAACCATATTTCCACAATAACCAAACAGGTGGAAATGCTGGCGTAGAGATATTAGGTGGTTTGTACAATTTAAAACTACCCGCATCAGAATTTAATCAACTAGGAATATATACATTATTTATTAGACCTGCAGAAATTAGAACAACCATCACGGATTGTGGTGTTTTATCA